TTTTCACAAGCCCTGTCGACAAAAGTAAGTTATGCATGGGGTTTTGATATCCCGTGGTTTTCTTTACTTCCCTAGTGCAACGGGCAATCATGCCCTGTGTAAGCATTGCCCAAATGACATATTTGGAGAAGTCTAAAGAGCCACCATGTTGACGATTCTCAAGAGTGCCGTAAAGGGCAAGCGAATGGAAATTCCATTTGCGGTAACGGGCATCGCCCCGCCCCTCAGATCCGATATAATGCCCGTTTGGGCTTTGATGCACCCCTAGATCATTACTCCAACTGCCCGAAGGGTCACCGATCAAGACATCCAACTCCGATTGGTTGCTTAAAGCCCAACGGGAACTCCGTCTCGATTCGGCGACAAGCATGTCAAAATTGTTCTCATTCTTTACCACGTGGTTGAGGAAATATTGCAAACGTTTTGGATGATTCTTAAGACGCTTTGCATCGTGGTGCATATGTACAGAGCATGAGCGGTTTACTGTCACCCCTACGCTTTCAAGATAGGGAAGCAATACCGCAAGATCCTTAAACAGTTGCACGGGCTTTAAGGGCGGTGATACGATCTCCAGACCCCCGTCACCTAAACTGCCATCCGTGACAACTTTCCACGCCCCAATAACTAGGTGAGAGTAGCCTTTATAAATGCATCTGAGGTTTGTCTCTCTGTCTATCTCCTCTGCGATCTTTACACCTGCGACCTTTTGATCGGATCTAGTATAGCACCCCCGCATTTTGGGGTGATAGCATTCTATCTCCACCCCGATTGTGTTTTCATTCATGAATTGCCCTGCGATTTTGAGGGCTTTATCTAGTGATATGTTTTCCATTATAGTATTGGTTTATTGGTTGTTGTGAGATGCTTCGTTGCCCTCACTTCATACATAGTAGCCTAAAAGGGGTGACCTACAACAATAAAAAGCGGTAACCCCTATTTTTTTTTGAGACCGCAAATAGACCGCAAATAGCCCCTGAAAACGGGTCACCCCAAAAGGGAAAAAGGGGTCACCCGATACCGCAAAAAAGGGTCACCCGATACCGCAAAAATGGGTGACCCCTTGGCTGCACCATGCAGTTCAAGCTTCACCCAAGCCCAATTTGGGGGGTTTACCCTACCCTGGTGAGGTCCTGACCCCAGAAAACCCTAAAGAATTTTTACAATCTAGGGTGTATACCCTAGTCACTCCTAGGGTGTTTACCCTATCCCGGGCTAGGGTGTTTCCCTATTTTTTACAATTTTTTTTTACAATCGGGGACGGGGGGCGGGGGTTGCGGGTCGCAGTCTTTATGTATAAGTTTATATATATTTGCCCCCATAAAAAAATGCATAGCTCATAGGGCTTTCCCCCTGCTTTGTATAATAAATGTAAGCCATAGGGATTGACCTCTATATCTTTATGTTATTGTCTTAGTTATTGTCTGGTATTGGTCTTGCAGAAATGCAAGATGGATATTGCAAAAGTGCAAGATGGATCTTGCAAAAGTGCAAGAGGGTTTTTTACGGTTATGAGTTCTGAACAAGAAGAAAGAGAAGAGCTAGAGAAGGAGATCGGTGAGGCTATCATGCAGATTGCCGAGGATAAGGAGATGCAGCAGATCAAAAGTCTGTCTAGGTATAATCCTGCAAAGGTAGCTAAGATATTGTACCTAAGTTCTATTGGGGTATCGCAGACGCAATTGGTCAAAAAGTACGGGCATGATAGGTCTACGGTTATAAACATTCTAGTGGATTATGCTGATTTTAAGAATAGGTTTCGTGAGCTTGGTGGCAAGCTTTCGGCTCGATCCTATGTAGATTTAGAAAGCCTAGAGGAGGATATCATTCAATCCGTCCGTGAGCGGATACAGACTGGAGAGTACGAACCTAGTCCCAAGGACATCAAAGAGATCAGTATTGCCAAGGCAAATTCTGCGAGGCAGGCACTTACTGCCCGTGGAGAGGTTAGTACGATCACGGAGAACCGCAATATGGTTACCCAGGAGGATTACGATGAAACCATCGCTGCAGCTAAGAAACGGCTTGCTGAGATGAAAAAGGTAGACGGGGAGGTCATAGATGGATGAGGAGTTAGTTTGCAAGATAAAGGAGGTTCTTGGGGAGTTATACCCGAACTACTGCATCATTGTCCTTGATGAAGAAGGGGAGGTGCAGACTGAATACACATCAGTTAGCGTAGCTAGAATGCTTCTTAGGGAATCCTTATTGGATTTCAAGGATGAAGATATAGACATAATCTGGGACGAAGGAGAATAATATGGGAAAGGGATGCGCACCCCGAAAGGGACATAATGCTGAAAAGCAAAGTAAAAACTACGATGAGATTGACTGGAAGAAGAAGCTCAAGGATCGCAATATAATCGTGCGTGTAAATGGCAAGAAGGCATAATGGAATTAAGTTTTACAGAGCATCCATTTTTGGAAGCACCTACGGACGAAGAAATAGTTTTTCTTGGTGAGAATGACCCAAATCTGCTTATGCAGTTGCATAAAGCGCATGAGGGTCGGATACAATCAGCTACGGAAGACCCGATTCGTCATGGCTTTGATTTGAGTAGCTGGGGCAGAATCCGTAGTTCTATGGATGAATACAATGAGGTTTTAGCCCTAGGTGGTAACCGTTCTGGCAAGACTACTGGTTGCGCTAAGTTAATCATGGAGTCCGTAATGAACAATATGGACGGTCATATTGTTTGTTTTTCTCAGAATGAAGATACCAGTATTAAGATTCAGCAGGCTGCAATCTGGGAGATGATGCCTAAGGAGTTCAAGAAAAAGACCAAAAGTACAGAGGGATATATTAATTTTTCTATGCAGAATGGCTTTACGGCTAAATCATTTATTTTTCCAGATACTAGGACACGGGTAGATTTCAAGACGTATACGCAGTTCAGTAATAATCATACGCTTCTTGAGGGTTTTGAATTTGGATTTCCGTCTAAGCCTAGTTCTTTGAACATAGGTGCTTGGTTGGATGAATACTTGGGTGATGCTACATTGGTGAATACCCTGCGTTTTCGTCTAGCTACCCGGAACTCAAAGATGGTCATTGGATTTACTCCTATTGATGGATATACTCCATTTATATCTGAGTACCTCAAGAATGTAGAAACCAAGCAGACTAGACCTGCTGAGTTACTTAATGGCAGAGATATGCCTGTAGAGCAGTACAGCCCGGATCGAGACGCTTCTATAGTATATCTGCATTCGGATGAAAACCCGTTTGGTGGCTATGAGCGTCTATCAAAGGACTTAAAAAACAGACCAGAAGAGGAGATTATGGTTCGTGCTTACGGAGTTCCCGTGAAGTCAATGACATCTCTGTTACCATTGTTTAATACCGAAGTAAATGTATTATCTGATAAACCCAACAAAAACGGAAAATCCTTTCCAGATATTTCCGATAAGCGATCATTTAGTTGTTATCAAGTGGTCGATCCCGCTGGAGCAAGAAACTATGTCGCAATATGGGCAGGCGTTAATGAGAAAGGTGAAGTTTATATACGGAGAGAGTGGCCCGATTGCGCTACATATGGTGAATGGGCAATTTTTGGTGACCCCAAGTGGAGATATGGACAGGCTTCTAAAAAAATTGGACTAAATGTACAGGGGTACGTTGAACTATTTAAGGAAATAGAAAAAGATCTAGGAATAGAAGTTATTGAGCGCATAGGTGACTCCAGATATTTTGCAAGGGAAAACGAAAACAATGATGACCTCTTTACTTCTTTTTATGATTATGGTATGCACTTTATCCCATCTGACGGCAGAGGAGAGGAAATGGGTATATCTGCATTGGATGATTGGTTTAGCTATAATCCTAACGCTGAAATAGATGAAGCCAATCAACCTCTATGCTATATTCACAAGGACTGCGAAAACCTTATATGCAGTCTAATTAACTACAACTCTCAAGGTAAATCGGATGAAGCCTTGAAGGATTTTTTTGATGTTCTTAGATATTTGAGAATGTCTAACTCTGGAGAGGGTCCAGATCACGTTACTAATTTTAATCTTACAACTACGAAAAATACACAAGGAGGCTACTAATGGCTAAAAAACGATTAACACAACTTGCAGACGAATATGGTCTGACTTTAGAAAAAGCTCAAGAGATTATTCAATTTCAATTTGAAGAGAGCATGGTAAGCGGTAAAGGCAAAAACACCTGGATAAATAAAGAGGGTCAAGCTTTATTTGAAGAACTTGTACCTCTTGATATAATTTACAGAGGTAGGGTATTGCGTCCTGCTCCAAACAGTAGGTATGTTATTGCATACGTAAAAGAACTAACTCAAAAGATTCCAGTACAGATACCTCTTAAACTAAAGGGCAGTCTTACTAATAAAATAATTCATATACAAGCGGACAATACAGGAGAAGAACCAAAGTATCATTGGATACCTACCCCCAGAAAATAAGATATGCAAATTGACACCAATCAAGAAAGTTTAACGTACGTTGGCGAAGAACCTAATATTAATACTCTTCGTTCTGCTTATGAATCTACAGTTTTAGACCTAGAAGGTTATTTTGATCTATGCCGTCAGTCTTATGACGACCGCAGGAACGAATGGGCTGGTAAGAGTCGAGATCACCGCAAGCACGGGGCAGATGCTTTTCCCTGGGAAGGTGCAGCTGATATGGAGGCTCACGTTATTGATGAGCGTATTACTCGACTGGTTTCTTTGTTTATTTCTTCTTTGAATCGTGCAAATGTACGTGCATTCCCTGTAGAGGTTGGCGACTTAGCCCGTTCTGCCGTTGTGTCTGGATTCTTAAAATGGATGGTGTCATCCGGGTACATTCCTCGATTTAAACGTGAAATGGAGCTTGGTGCTAACTATCTTCTTGAGCGAGGACTACTAATTACTTACGTTGGTTGGCACAGAGAGGATCGTAGATTTCTCCAACAACTATCATTAGAGCAAATAGCTCAAATCAACCCAGAAATTGCTGAATTAATCAATTCTGGTGAAGCTGATAACGAAATTGCTGAACTTTTGGACTCTTCATTCGGTGGAGTATCTAAGAAACGGGCTAAAAAGGCTATTAAAGACCTCCGTAGAAACGGAACTGCCAAATTACCCATTGTAAAACGTCAAATTGACGCTCCAGAGGTCAAAACATTAGCTCCAGACGGTGATTTTTTCTTTCCGGGCTATGTAACAGACCCTCAACGTGCACCATATTGCTTTTGGCGCACTTATTACACCGCTCAAGAGCTAGAAAACAAAGTTGTGACCGATGGTTGGGACTCTGACTTCGTAGATTACGTTATTGAGCACTATCGTGGTGTAGATATTGACACAACTAACCGTGAACGTGAGTTCCGTGGTACTACTGCGTTAACTGACACGGCATACGAAGCTGACGAACTAATCGAGATTGTCTACGGCTATCAACGCCTAATTGACAAAGAAGATAGTTCAGAGGGTATCTATTGCACCGTTTTCCATAAAGGATTTAATGGAAACGAAATAGCACCCGGCTACGCCAAGTTCGAATTACTCAACGGATACGAAGATTATCCTGTTGTAGTGACAAAGCTGTCTGAGGATAGCAAACGTCTATACGATACACCCACGATCCCCTCGGTTCTTCGTGGTATCCAAAACCAAGTCAAGGTAGAGCGTGATTCACGCATCGACAGAAATAGTATCGCTACCTTGCCACCTATTCTGCATCCAGTAGGTCAAGCACCTACGGATTGGGGTCCAGGGCGGATGATACCGTACCGCAGAAAAGGTGATTTGGATTTTGCTCCTGCTCCTAGCTATAACAATGGCTCGATAGAGATGGAAAAGACAATGGAGGCTCAAGCTGATAGACTTTGCGGTCTAGATGAAGGTTCTCAAATTAGCCAAGTTCGCAAGCAGTTCCTGGTTGATAAGTTCCTTCAGCACTCAGCAGAGGTTTTACAGATGTGCTATCGTTGTTTTCAGCGATTCGGACCAGATTCTATTTTCTTTCGAGTGACTGGTGTCCCCGATCCGCAAGTTTTCGACAAGGGAGACCCTACCGAGAACTACGCTATAGTAATAAATTACGATGTCCTCAATTCGGATACAGAATCTCAAGAAAAGAAACTCCAGCAAATCGTCTCGCTTACGCAGATGGATCGTTCGGGTCGCATTAATATTGATCGACTTTTGGATACTATGGCTGGAGCTATTGATCCAGTTCTCGCAGACAGCATCTTACAGCCTACAGAAGTTGCACAGCAACAAGTCGTAGGTAATGTAACTGATGACCTGTCTAAGATTTACTCTGGCATCGAGGTGAACGCTCGACCTAATGGAGCGCAGATTGCATTGCAGGTTATTCAGCAATATGTACAGCAACCCGATATTGCACAGAGATTACAAACGGATCAATCCTTTGCTGCTAGACTTGAAAAGTATTCTGGGCAGTATACATTCCAAATGCAGCAGATGCAGAATGCCGAAATCGGTCGTCTGGGTACTGCTCCAGCCCAAATGGGAAGTATACAACCAGAACAAACTTAATATATGTCTAGTAATTTACAAGATAACGTAAAAGCCCTATCTAACCATGAAAGTTTTGCTGGATTCATAAAAGTAATCCACGACTTCCGTGAAGAGTGCATAGAAGAAATGCATGATTCCCCTACCGACAAACTACAGCAGTTGTCTGGAAGAATAATTAGCTATGATCAAATTTTACAGATGGCTGATTTTGAGAAACTCAAGTTAGTTCACAAGGATTTTTTAAATGCTAGTTTACACTAGTGTTATTATATAAATATCGCTATCGCTCAAGCGTAAAGGAGTGGAAATTATGTCAGATGAAATCGTAACGGAAAACGCTGAATCCGAAACAACAGCGGAAAAGTCAAATATGTCACCTTCTGAATTTATTCAGAAACGTATGGGAAGTCTTTCTCAG